AAACACACCCTCATACCCCACCCCCCGCAGAAGGACCCAAAGTTTCTGGGAGCCGAGCGCGCGACAACAGGTCGACGCCCGCAGCGAACTCCGGACAGGCGGCCTCGAACACATCGTAGGCGAGCCCAATCTCGCCACGCGTCTGCGCAGTGTCCGCGACGGAGCGCGACGGCAGCGCAGCGCCCCAGCTGGAGCAGAGCGCGGCCTCAGTCTCGGTAGCCTCTGCGGTCGGATTGATCGTCGCGCAGCCGCCCCCGAGCAGCGTCAACGCGACGACGAATATCCACCGCCCGACCTTGGTCGGCTTCGTGCCCATCTTCATGCGCGTCCCTTTCCCCTGATTGTTGCCCAAGCGAGAACGCCCGCGCCAAGGCGGCACCCAGAGCAACAGCCCCGAGTGCCGCCGCAAGCAGCCAGACCTTGAAGCGCTTGATCATTCGCCCCTCGAACGGAAAATGCGATAAACCACCAGACCGAGCCCGATGACCGCAAAGGCGGTGAAGCCGTAGGTCACCAATTCGTCCGACAGCAAAGGTGCCGCCTCCTGCACGATCCGCTCCCCGGCGACAGCAATGGCCGCGACCGAAGTGCCCTCCTTGGCCCCTTGCGTGTATTTTGCAGGAACCGGCTCAGGCGCAAAGCGCGTCTTTCGCTCCGGAAACCGTTTGCCCCATTCGCGCGCAGGACCAGTGTCGATGTGCATGAACCCGAGATGCGGATAGAAGCCGAACCCGGTGAACCCGACCTTCCGCGCGGCCGCCTCGAACTTAACCGGATCGTGGTTTTCCATTCGCACGTCGAAGGCGATGCCCTGCATGTGCAGGGAATGCCGCGCACCACCAACCCGGCGATTGTGCTCCGGATCCCGATAGGCCGAAGTGATCAGCATGGGAGCGCCAAGATCAGAGCGCAGCTGGTCCAAGCGACGCAGCGCGTCCTCCGAAATCATCAGCGACCCGTTGCCCTTGGACGCCAGCTCCGCAGCGGAAAAATATTTAAATGGCCAGACATGGTTCTTGGCCTCGCGCCAATGCGAGAGCCGCACCATGCCGTTAACGATCAACGCTTTTTGCGCCATTTCAGCCTCCATCTTTGCGAGAACTGCCCGGAAAGCGCAGGAAGCGCACCAAGCCCTTAAAAATCGAATGTTCCGGATAGAAAGGCGCGGTCCAGATGGACCAGTCACCACGGTCCGCGTGCGGGATCAGCAACCAAAGAAGCACCAGAAAGTGGTAAAGCCCGCGCAAAAAAATGAGCGAAAAAACCACGTTGATCGTAAGGCCGGAAACCTCAAACCAAGCGCCCCATGCGGCCGGGTCAAAAGCACCAACAACGAGCGGCACCACGCCCCAATAGAATGCCCGCGCGACATAGGCCAAAACCACCAAGGTCACGCCAGCAGAGAGACGGAATGTGGTCGACTGTTTGCGCTCGACGGCATGAGGCGTGAAGCCGCGAATGACCATGACCCCGGTGCAAAGCGACACCAAAAAAACGACAGCAATCAGAGCATCAACCATCGGGACGCCACCTGTCGGCCTTCATATCTTCAACCATTTTTTCCAAACGCCCCGCGCTCCTTTTCACCTTTTCCACATCAGCCTTGCGATGGCGCGCAAGCTCCTCGCTCTCCGAGTCCACCGCAGCGACAACAGGATCAGAGCGCGACCCAAACAGAACGAACAGAAATCCCTTAGCCACGCCCAGCACCCCGCTCGAGCATGCGCGTGAGTGCATCAATGGCAGAGTTGGACGCCTCAGCGATTTCACGGATTTCCTTTGCGGCCTCACGAGTGTCCTCGATCCGGCGATTTTGCACATCCGAGTATGCCTTCCAGAGCTGCACGACTGCAAAGGCCAGCCCGAGGATTGCGGCCCCCGGAATTCCGTAAACCTCGATAAATTTGACCGTATCCACGCCAGCCCCGCTTTGAAATCAACCACACGTCAGACATCACCAACGCCCTCCCAACCAACATCAGCCAGAAGCGCCCGGAATTCCTCTGGCGGTTTTCGCAATAAGGTTTTGCGCACGGTGGTCACATCCACGCCCAGCCATTCCGAGATGGAGGACGCAGGAACCTGATCGACCACGGCCAGCTTCCAGACCGCAAAGATGCGCCAGCGCCGCTCGACAAATCGCAGATTGGAGGTTTGCAGGATTTCGCCGCCGAACCACCGCGAAAGCCGCCGCGCATCGCGCCAACCCAAAATGCCGACCAGCTCGTGCTCGATTGGAAGGTGCTTAGGCACGTAGAAGCAAACCCGCCAAGACCGCCCGGTCTTGCCGCGCATCGCCAAGATCAGCCGAATGGTCGCGTCCCGCCCGATGATCTCCTGCAGCTCGCCCGCCACGCCCTCCAGCAAAGGCGCAGGGAGCGCAGAGTGATCCGCGCGCTCATTCATCCGGCACCGCCCAACCGCTTACGCAAAGCGACCATCGACTGCACAGTTTCCTGAAAATGGACGGCGAACCGGCCGCCTTTTCGCGACGCCAGAAATTCATAGAAAGCGATCCGGCCCGACAGCTCGGCAACAGGATAGTCCCGCGACCAGCTCGCGCCCGAGAGCGTGAACCGCTGCCCACAATCCGACAGCGTCGCGATCATGCCCCGGCCTCCCCAGAACCCACCGCGCGCAAAGCCTCGACGGCATCCGACAGCGCCGCGCTCCAATCCGGATCGCCCGCGTGAAATTCAGCCGCCCCCTCAACCTCCTCCGTGCCGGTGAAAAACGCCAAAGGCTGCCCGGTCTCCGCGTCGAATAGCTCGATGTTCGCCAGCAGCACATCGCACCGCAGCACCACCGCGCCAAAACGCCGCTCGAAAAAATCCGCCCCATCAGAGCGCACCGCCCGAAACTGAACATCCGCCCCGGTCATGTCGCGATCCCCCGCGCCCGCAGCTGGTCACGCGTCACCAGACCCATCTCGACCATCCGCAGCGCGACCTGAACCGACACGGCACTAGCCGCAACGTAGCCGCTCGAATTGATCCGCTCGGCCCAGAATTTGCAGGTTTCATCGACGGAGGCACGAACCGACCGCTGCGGATAGGGCGCAGTTTCACGCCAGCCCCCGTCTCTCAGCCAATTCTGCGCCTTTTTCGAGAAACCACGCTGGACCTCCGGAGCCGCGCGGTAGCGATGAGCAAGCACCACCAGCCGCGCCGGATTGGCACCATCCTCGAGCGCATCGACCCAAGCGCGATAAACCGCGTCCCGCTCCGCAGCCGAAGGATGCGCAGCCTGAAACTTGTCGAATAATTCAGACACACCCACCGCCGGTGCGCCTTCGCGCGCCCGCGCCTTACTGGTTCTTCTTAAAGGTTCTTTTACAAGGTTTGTGTCCGGTTTCCGGACACGGCTTTGCCCAGAAACCGGACACGGCTCTGCCCCTAAATCGGACACGGCTCCGTGTCCGGTTTCCGGACACGGCTTTTCAGGACACGGCCCGCCGTCATTGCCAGACGCGGGAGCCGATCCGCCACCGCCCGATGGAGCGCCGCCGCCTGCCGGGTCAGCACCACCATCCGGATCATCGTCCGGATCAGGGACAAACCCGTCCTCAAACCCCAGAACATAAAAGGTGGTCTTTTGCCGATTGGTCGACGGATCGAACCGCACCTCGCGCCGGATCAAGCCGCGCTTCGTGAGCGACTGCAGATGCACGTTCAACTGCGACCGCGACACCTCCGCATCCAAAGCGATCCGGTCCTGCGATGGCCAGCACCCGCCATGGTCGGGATTGTGCCGATCCGCAAGGCAGAGCAAGACCAGCTTCTCGGCCGGTTTCAGACCTCGCTGCGCAAACGCCCAATTCGTCGCGACATGGCTCATGCGAACCCCCTGACTGCAAGCGCGACGCCAGCCGCCCGCAAGGCGTCCTTGGCGTCGTCAACAGAGCGAACGAGCGCGTAGAAGAACCCCTGCGCCTCGACCAGCTTCTGAAAATGCGATTGATTGACCGACTGCGTGCCGGTTTTGGATTTGACCTCGAGGAAAACCACGCGGCCGCCAGAAATCACGACCAGATCAGCAAACCCCGGAAACACACCCATGCCGACCAAGATCGCCTGCTTGCGCGCATCCATGCGCGATCCGCCGGTGATCTCGTTTGCAGAGTGATGCACCACCGAGCCGCGCGGCAGCACGGTGCGCAGGAGCGCCACGATGGCCCGCTGGATATCGGCCTCCGGAGTGCCCCGCTTGGTCATTCGGCAGCCGAAAGGACAGGCGAAACAGGCGGGATGGCATGAACGCGCGTCAACAGCTCCGCGTCCACATCGAACCCACGCGCCCGCGCAGCCTCCAGAATGGCAAAATGATACCGCGCCGGGATTGACGCCTTTTGCGCCCATTTATGAACCCGGTCGGTGGTGACGCAGATATCCTCGGCCAGCGCAGATCGCGTAGGCCACAAGGCGATGATGGCGGGGATGGTTGTCAAATTTTCCATTATGGAAAGGTTTAATGGACATAGCGTCCATTGGTCAAGAGAAACTGAGCCGACGCCGCCAAGCGCGTCTAGCTGGACATTTGGTCCATATTGCAGTAGCAAAATAAAGGCGAATTGAAGGCACAGGTTATGGATAAAGAGAGCGTTGCATTCAGACTAGAAGCGATACGAATTAGCTATGACCTGCCGAAAAAAGAATTCGCGCAGGCCATAGGGCTAGACCCGTCCAGCTACAGCAAGGTGCTGACCGGAGCAAAAGTGCTGAAGGCCGAATACGCCTTGAGCGCGTGCCAAGAATTTAACGTGACGATGGATTATATTTATCGGGGAATCGAGGCGGATGTGCCGCACCGAGTGATTCAAGCCGCTCGGACAAACACGCCCGGATAACCGACCATCACCGATCCAGAAAAGAGACAGCGCGCCGGATGGCCGCGCTGCGATAAAGCACGTCCATCGATAGCCCGCTGGCGCGAGATGCCGCCACCAACATGCGTGTGCCAAAACCAAGAGAATCGTAGAAATCGCCTAATCGCTTAATCATGCGTCGTCCCCCCGCTGATTCCCAAACTTTTACCACCCAAAAACCATAAAACAACCCCACGGCGCAGGAAAAAAAATCCAGCGCGTAAAAAGTTTGTGACAGGTTGACACTAGACGATTTGTCCATTTATGTGATGGATGAAACGTCTAACAACAGAGGCACAAGCACATGGGACGAATCCGGGACTATTTCATCATAACTGCGGTTTCACTTTTCGCGGTGGCCATGGCACACACCGGATTGACGGCAGCGCTGAACGCAAGCCACATCGCGTGCCCAGCGCAGACGGCAGGCTGGTGACATGGCCGGGAGCCTAAACCGCGTCCAGCTGCTCGGCCACCTCGGCCGGGATCCCGAAGTGCGCAGCTTCGCCAATGGCGGCAAGGTTTGCAGCCTGCGCGTCGCCACCTCCGACACATGGAAAGACCGCGAGACAGGCGAGAAAAAAGAGCGCACGCAATGGCACAGCGTCTCCATTTTCGCCGAAGGTCTGGTCCGGATCGCAGAACAATACCTGCAAAAGGGATCGAAGGTGATGCTCGAGGGGCAGCTGGAAACCCGCAAATGGCAGGACCAGAACGGGACCGACCGATACAGCACCGAGGTAGTGCTGCGGCCATTCAACGGCACGCTGATCCTTTTGAGCAGCAACACCGGCCAGAGCAACGGCTCGTCCCAAGGCAACTATGGCGCAGGCTCCGACCAGCACCAACCTGACGGCCGCGACAGTCACGCGGGATATGACGGTGGCTCCCAAGGCTCCACCGGACCATCCAGAGACATTGACGACGAAATCCCATTCTAAGACCGGAGAGAGATCGTGAGCCAGAGCAACATCAAGCCCCTGACCGCAGTCAAGCGCCACGCCGTCGATCTGTTGCACAGGCTGGCCAATGCACGCGCCGCCCACGGCCGCCTGATTTACTCCCCGAACACGGTGGGCGAAAACACGAAGGCGGCCATTGTTGAGGCGACGCTGACCGCAGCAGACGGCACCACATTTACCCAGATGGTCGCGGTATCAGGACAGACGCCAATCGCCCAGATGGCAGAACAGGTGCGCGCGGCCCTCAACGGCAGCAGGCTCATGCAGAACACCCGGCTGGAAAAGATCGCCACACGGATCCAAAGAGGATAGCCCCGATGCCAAACCCCTACCTCAAAGGCAATGGCGTCGAGTGTCCCGCATGCATGCCGCGCGCCGCGAAACCGCAGTGCCCCTATTGCAGCGGCACCGGCCGCATCCCCAAGATGACCGACCAGATCGTCGCAGAGATGGTCGCCCAGCGCGCAAAGGAGCCGACACAATGACCGCACAGCTGCCGCTCTTTGCCACGGCCCAGACCGCCGCCCGCCTACTGGACATGCACACGCCCGAGTTTTGCAAGCTGGTCGAGGCAGGCGCACTCCCCGGCCCTTGCAGCTTTGGCCGATGGGACGTCGCGCAATTGCAGGCGATCATGCGAGGCGACACGATCAAACCGCAGCAGGAGCTGACCCTTTGAGGCGAACCCGCAAGCCACACGTGACCGAGAAAAAAGGGCACCTTTATTTCCGCCTGCGCTGGGCGGAAGGCCAGAAGCGCCGGGAGCGGTACCTGCCTCTCCCCGGTGTCGAGGACAGCGAAGAATTCGACCGCGAGTATTGGGCAATCCGATCCGGCCAAAGCACGCAGATCAAATCGGCCCCCAAGACCAGCTGGGGAGCGCTGATCCGCTCCTACCGCGCAAGCCACAGCTACAAGAAATTGGCACCTCGCACCAAGACGCCATACGACCGCGTGATGAACCAGCTGGTCGAGAAAAATGCCGAACTGGACATCCGCAGCCTGACCCGAGCGCAAGTGCGCGCGATCCACGAAAAGTATGCCGACACCCCGCGCAAAGCCGACCTGATGGTGCAGGTGATCCGGCTGCTGCTGAACTACGCCAAGAACGACCTCGAGTGGATCGAGAGCAACCCGGCCGACAAGGTCAAGCTATTCGGCACGCAGAAGGAATGGCAGCCATGGCCCGAGGCGTTGCAGAGAGCGTTCAAAAAGGCATGCGTCGCGCGCGGCGACGACTTGATGCTGACCGCCTTTCACCTCGGCACCGGCACCGGGCAGCGCGCAGGCGATCTTTGCGGGATGCGGTGGGACCATTATGACGGCGAGTACATGTCCGTGGTTCAGGACAAAACCGGAGAGCGCATGTGGGTTTATTGCCCCCGCGAACTGCGCGAACACCTCGATGCAATCCCGAGGCGCGGAGCCTTCATCCTCGCCAAGAACCTGACCCAACCACTGACATACGCCGCCGTCGAAAAGCGATTCCGCGCGGCGCGTGATGCTATCGGACCCAACGCCGAAGGATACGTGATGCACGGCTGGCGCTACACGGCAGCGGTGGCCTTGGCCGAGGCAGGCTGCAGCGACGCGGAAATCCAGTCAGTCACCGGCCACCGCACGCTGGAGATGGTCCAGAAATACCGCAGACAGGCAGGGCAGCGGCAGCTGTCAAAACAGGCGCAAGAAAAGAGGAAGTAAACCGGATGGATGACACCACAAAACTGGCCAAGACACGGATCGAAGCGTGCGCAAAGCAGGCGCAGATGAACGCGACCAACCACGGTGGCGACGCCTCAAACGCAGCCATGGACCTGCTCTGCGCGTTCATTTTGGTGACCTCAAAAGCCGGGGCAAACCCAAACAACGCGATGGCGGCCGCATGGAATAGCGCCATGCAATGCACCGCCGATTTTTTCCCGAGCGACAGGCCAGAGCCCGCCTCAAACTTCAGCGAATACGACCACTACGGAGAGAACAATCGGCCCCTCTCCATGCCCCAGCCGATGGAGAGCGCAGGCGGCCCCAATGAGTGACCCGGCGACGCTACCTCCGCGCCCGGATCACGAAGGCGACGAGGCTGGCCGGTGCGGTGGATGCGGATCCCGCAACATGGTCCTCGCCAGCGACGGCATCCACGCGGCATGCGTCGCCTGCGCACGCCTGCAGGAAATCGAGACGCGGAACTGGCCAGCATCCGAAATGTGCGGAAACTGCGCCTTTCGCAAGGGATCGCCAGAGCGCGCCGATCCCTATCGATGGGCGGAGCTGCAAGAGCTTGTCGAGAACAGCCGCCACGAATTCCACTGCCACAAAGGTCTGGCGATGCAGCTCGGCAAGGATGGCGACATGAACACCGCCAGCTTTGCCCCGCCCGATCCAAAAACCGGCCGCGTCACGGTCTGCGCCGGATGGATCAACGCCAGAGTGGCGCACCTCAAGCGCCAGCAGCGAAACAGCCCAGCGCCCGGTGGCAACCCGCACCGCGCGCGCGGTGGTTACACAGGAGGCACGTGATGGCACAGAACAGGTCGTCAGCGGTCATGCAGCAGCGTCAGGTGAACAAGGATGGCCGCGACGACTTCCCAACGCCCCCTTGGGCGACACGCGCGCTCTGCGAATGGCTGATCGAGGCGGGATACAAACTGCACCGCTCGAATTGCCGGGAACCGGCGGTCGGTCGCGGTCACATGGCCCGGACACTGGCCGAGCGCTTCAGCCACGTAGACGGATCGGACCTCTACGATTACGGAGCAGGCTACCGGCTCAGCAATTACGTGACCGATCTGGACACCTTCGGCCCCGCGCACTGGACCATCACCAACCCACCCTACAAGCTGGCCGAGGAATTCATCCACACGGCACTGCGCAACAGCATCGATGGTGTCGCGGTCCTCGTTCGCACCGCATTCCTCGAAGGCAAAGGACGGCACGCGCGTCTGTTCACCAAGACGCCACCAACCGACATCCTGCAATTTGTCGAGCGAGTGGTGATCCATGAGGGAAAACTCAGCGCCCGAGGATCGACCGCGACGGCCTACTGCTGGGTGATCTGGCGCAAGAACAGCGACCAGACCGCGCCGCGCTTCCAATGGATCGAGCCTAAGCGGAAGCGCCTCGAGCGCGATGGAGACTATGCCGAAGGCAGCACGCCATGACCGGGCGCGACTGGCCATCAGGCTGGTGGATCGGCCCCGGAGGCTTGATCGGAGCAGCCATCTGGGTCGCAGCGATGACCGCAATCATCATCAACTGGCAAAGCGAATGCCGACCAGAGAAAGGAGCACCCGAGGAATGCAGAACCATAAACCGCACACATCCAAACCCCTGACGACCAAGAACACGCCCGCAAAGAGCCGCGCGCGGAACCGCGAAAGCAAGGGACGAGAGCCATTTGAGCGAAAGCCAAAGCCGCCGGTGTCCCTCGCCCCGATGCCATGGGTAGACGCAGACCAAGCCCGAGAGGACAGCAGCCAATGACAGATCGACCGATCCTGTTTAGCGCGCCGATGGTGCGCGCCCTGCTCGACGGCAGGAAAAGCCAGACGCGGCGGATGTTGAAGAATGTGCCCGACGCGCCAGCAATGGACAATGTGGTTTGGAAGGAAATGGCTCTCCATCCAGAGCCATACCTTGACGCCTATTGCGGCGCGAAACCCACAACGGCCAATCCACGCGGCATGACCGAGAACTGGTGCTACTGGACCCGCGATGATCGTCCGGGCCGCGAATTTAAGGTGGGATTTGTGCCGGGCGACAGGCTGTGGGTGAGGGAAACAGTAACGCGCCAAGAAACCGACCAAGGTGTCGGCTTCCAGACCTTTGCCGCAGACGGCCGCAAGGTTTGGCCGCTGACAGAGTGGCGACACCGGCGCAGCTCAATCCCATCGATCCACATGCCCCGGTGGGCATCCCGCCTGACGCTGATCGTCACCGATGTGCGCGTGCAGCGATTGCAGGAGATCAGCGAGGCGGATGCAATTGACGAAGGTTGCCGCCCGTTCTTCGATGGAACCGATCCACATGTGATGAAGGGTCCGAACGGCACCGAGCATCAGATGATGCCGCTGAAAGGTCCGGCCGATGCCTTCCAGAACCTCTGGAACAGCCTGCACGGCCCTGACGCATGGGAGGCCAACCCATGGGTGACGGCCGTCACCTTCCAGACCCACCACGGCAACATCGACAGCTTGCCGACCGGAGCCCAAAACCAAAAGGACAGCAGCCAATGAAAGAGGCATTTCACGAACTGGCGGGTCTCCAAATGGGAGCCTCGGCCAAGGCCATCGCTGCCCACCTTATCGGGTCCGGCAAGCAAGACGGCAGCTATCCCCACGATGAAGGGGATTTCATGCGCTGCGAGGCGTTGCTGGATAAGGTGACAGGACTGCGCGACGATATGCACCGCATGGCCGAGGTGAATGAGTATTGGGCAGCGCTGGTGCCGCAGTGGGACATGATTCGCGCCAGTAAGGACCGGACAGCCGCGATCAAGGCCATCATCAAGCCGTTGCAGGCCGACGATCCCAGCGTGATCGACATGGGCAACGCGACCCTGACCATCGTGGGCAACGGCAGCTTGGCCGCATCATTTAGAAAGGCGCACGAACAGCAGCGCAAACAGGAAGGAAAGCCCCCGATGAAACCCGACCCACAATTTGATGCCGCCGCAGACAACACCTACCGCGTGACCGCCGACGAGCTGCGCGCCCTCATTGAGCGGTATGAGCGTCTGGAAGCCGAGAAAAAAGATATTGCCACCCAGCAAAAGGAAGTGATGGCCGAGGCCAAGGGGCGCGGCTACGACACCAAGGTGCTGCGCAAAGTGATCGCCCTTCGCAAGCGCGACAAGGACGATGTAGCCGAGGAAGAGGCGGTGCTGGAAATGTATAAATCCGCACTCGGCATGTAGAGATCGGACCCCAGACCAACGAAGCGAAAGGACGATTAATGACACCGCCAGAGAGAGACACGCAGCGCGTCGTGGAATTGACCCGGATCCTGCTCGACGGCCGCGACCCGCAGCGCGACCTCGGCGAGATCATGATCACGCTGGAAGGCGTGGTCGCCGCGACGCTGCTCATGGTGATGAACCAAGATCGCCGGAAGGCGGCCGGGATGCTCAATGAAGGATTGGTGGAAGGCGTCGAGCGCCGCCTCGCGCACAGCGGCACCAAGCAAAAACGCCGCTAAGAACAGAACCAGACCAAACCGAGAAAGCCAGAGCGCAGAACGTAACAGGTCCAAAGCGAGAATGGGGGAACCGATGGGGGAACTCGTCACCCGCCCCAAGAGAAAACCGGAGCCGCAGCGCCCCGGTTTTTTTAATGTTATCAATGCGTTCCAAGCCGCGACCGCGGTTAAAATTCGACCCCCGGCAGAGAACCTGGAAACCTCACACAATGCCGCAAATTCAATCGCTTAGCCCGAAAAAATCACCCAAACATACCGCGAACAAAGGCAGAATGGGGGAACCGCCACGGCTGAGAACATCCAATGGACGACCCGCACAGCGCCGGAAAAGGCAAGCCCAAAAGCGACAAATAACTCGGCAGTTTTTTGCCCCTTGACCGGCACTGCGGGGTTGTGGGTGGCCTCGTGGGACTCCCAGTTAGGCGGGTTCCTGCGCTATGAGTGCTTCGAGTATTGCTAAGAGCCACGCGCGGGCGGGGTTGTCGTCAGCCTCCACCGACAGATAGCCACCAGCTACATAGACGCCTGCCCGCGCGTCACCCACACCCCACGACACACCCGGCAATACCGCATCATGCAGCGCCTTGGCGGCATCGAGTGAGCCGTTGAAGGCAGAACCCAAGTGCATCCTTCCCCGCGCTAATCCACAAGGGTCACTTCGCCCATAGATGGGCGGCCCTTTCCCCGCTTTCACCTTATCCCGCAGCGCCATCAGCGCGTCTTTTCGTATATCATCGCTCATTTACAAAATGCCCCCTGCGCCAGTCACGCCGCTACCAATTCCAAAATGATCCATCACTCCACCTCCCCCGGAGCGGCCACCGGCCAATCAGCCGGTCGATAGCCGCCCTCCAGATAAGCCCGGATCAGGCGGCACATCCGCACGGCAGGCTTGCGGGACGTCGAGTGAACCGGGTCCATTTCCATGCGCCGGATTGTTTGCGCATCTGTTTCCAGCAATTTGCCCAGCTGCGCGGGACTCAGACCCAGCGCCAGCCGCGCCGCGCGGATTTCATGGGGCAGCATAAGCGGATCAGACATGAGCGCCCTCCTGCGCCAGCGCAGCGTCAACATGGCCGATCCAGTCCTCCAGCGACATGCATCGCAGCTCGAGGGAAAAGACCGAGGGAACCCGATCAGCCGGAGCCTCGTCGGTCAGAGCCGCGAAATAGAAATACCCGGCACCTTTGACCAGCTCGACGTCATGGTGGGCGATGGCCGCGTTGATCTTGTTAAAAGTAGCAGCAGTCAAAACTAAATCTCCTTTTTGAGCGGGGCACCCTGCCCCTTGGCATGGGTAAGGCATAGGGGCAAACGCCCCCATACACAAGCGGAAAGCGCGCGCCGGGATCACGGCTCCATGATGCAGCCGGTCGCGGGATCGAGGATCCAGCTGTCCCAGCTGGTGCCAGCAGGCTGCGACACCTCGATGCGGCCGCCCTCGGCCGCGCAGATTGCCACGAAATCCGGATGATCGAGGAACAGAGCCTCTGGCCGCGCGATGTCGAACCCGAGCCGCCACGCCTCCCCGCTCGAGATTTTGCGGAACTCGCCCGCCTCATAAGCCTCGATGATTTTCTGAGCCGCGACCAGCCGATTGATTGCAATGCCCATGATCACGCCGCCATGTCGTCGAGGATGGCAAAGAACAGAACCCAGCCGGTCAGGTAAGGCAAGCCGACAGGGATGCCGAATTCGCGGCCCATCTTGCGACCGACCGTCCAGCCCATGTGCTGAGCGACAGCGCGCGCGATTGCCGCGTCCAGATCAGCGCCCGACATCATGGCGTCCCGGACCGAGTCCGCGAAGTGACGGCCGTCACGCGCGTCGAGGAAGTCACGCACGCCGGGACCAGTCACGCCGGTGGCGTTCGAGATGGCGACGAATGCCGCGTCCCATGCCGCGTCGACGTTGACGCCTTCGTGGTTCTCGATTGTTCCAGCAAAGCCCCATGCCGCGTTTTGTGTTTTCAGAATTTCCATGACCGTCTCCTTTATGAGCGGGGCACCGTGCCCCTTGGCGTGTCATAGGTATAGGGGCAAATGCCCCCATAAGCAAGCGCAAAGTATTGAATTTATTATACTTTTTCCAACAGATTCCGCTTGCGCATAGGGGCAAATGCCCCCATAAAGGATGCAAGGGAAGGCAGACAGCCAAGCCCAAACCCAAAGGAACCCGACAATGACCAGCAAGATCAACATGCCCAGCACCCTGACCGGAACAGACGGCCGCACCTACTACGCCACCGGATACACCGGGATCGCGCTCGACACCAAAACCGCGATCAACGCCGGATGGGCAGCAGGCGAAACCACCTACGAATACTGGATTGGCGAGAATGACGACAGCGAACGCCTCCACACCACCGCCGACTTCCGCATGCTTCTCGACTGAGCCCAAACCCCGAAAGGAACCAGACCATGAAAACCGAAATCACAATCCGCTTCAAAAACGACGCCACGCGCCTCCGCTTTACCGACACCATCCTGACCACGGCCGAAACCGAAAGCCTCAACGGCCTGATGGGCGGGTTTTACTTCACCACAGACCGCGACGCCTTCACCTTCATGGCCAGCATCGCGGCCGAAGGTTTCGACATTAGCGACTTTCAAAACATCGAATTCCAGCCCGCATAACCAAACCCCGAAAGGAACCAGACCATGACAAGCCGGACCTTCGCCAAACCCGCCAAACTGCCGATCCAGATAATCGGACCCACAACCCTCGCCCGCGCCCGCGCCGAATACCGCGCGACATGGAACCGCGACTGGCCCGAGCCCGATGGTTACCTCGCCGAACTGGTGATCGACGCCAAAGCCCATCACGATCTGCCGCCCAGCAGCAAAGCGCAGCCCGACGCGGTGCGCAGCACAACGCTCGAGCTGATGCGCGCAGACCACGAATTCACACCCGCAAGCTAACACCGCCCGAGAGGATCAAGACCATGACCAGCACCGACCAGATACACAGCGTCACAGACCTGATGAAAGCCGCCGCAGTAGCACTCGCCCAGCGCGACGGCCAAGCCCTCGAGAGCATGCAGCACCGCGTCCGCGACTGGATGCAGCCCGCCGCAGAATGCGAGGCGCAGATGATGATGCTGAACGCGATGGCCGAGGCGGCCTACATGCTCGAGGACGAGCAGAGCGAGCTGGTCGAATAAGAACTGAATAATTTGACCGCAAAAAAGGAACCCACCATGAACCCGGCCCAGCGCCGGGTTTATTCCTCGTCGTCGGATTCTTCCGCTTCAGGCGGTGGCTCCGAGACAACAGAACAGCGATACCCCCCCGCGTCCAGCTGGTGCGTGACCCGCGTGACCAGCCAAGCCCCATCCGCATACGACCGGAACCCGATCAGACGCACCAGCCCCTCGGCGACCAGATCAGCGTTCCCCGGCATTTGCAGCTCGAGCGACCGCCCAGCGCGGATAGATCGCGCCAGCTCCGCATCGGCCGCGCGCTGAGCCGCATCCCGGCTGGGGTAGCGCTGCCGCAACCGGCGAATGGGTTTCCCCTCCCCGGCGACGCACTCGACAGGCACCCCCGCGTCCAGATCGTGCCAGACCGCGATCACCTGACCCGCCACATCACGCTGCGACCGGCCAAGCCGCCAAGACGACACATCCGACAACCGGATCGGAACCGCAGGCATAGGTTCACCCGAGACGCTCAGGCTTTCCCCGCGCTTTGCCACGATCAACCGGCCATCGGCAGGCTTGGCAATGGCGTCCAGATCCAGAGCGACGCGCGACAGCAGATTGATATCGGACTCGTCCACCTGATCGATATGGGGCAGCACGACACCCGCCAGCGATTCCGACACCGCAGCGGTCATGCCATGGTCGGCCGCGATCAACTCGACCAGATCGAGCAAGGTGGTGCCGACAGGCCATGAGCGCGACCGTTGCTCGTTGATCGCGGTCTTTCCGGTTTTGGTTTCGCCATGGGGCGAGGCGACGGCCAAGATTTCCAGCTGGTCAGGCGGCCCGGACACCTCGATGCGATCCGCGATGAATAGCCCCATGTATTTCAGCTGGAACCCATACCCCAGCCAAACACGTATCTCCGCGCCAAGCGATGGCTCGACCAGCCGCCCGAAAATGCTCGTGTCCGACAGCACCAGCGACAGGCGATCCGACTGCACCCCCGCCTCGTCCGACAGAACAAGCGACACGAGCCGTGGCTGCAACAGCATGGTGATATCGGACCCATCCACGGTAACGCGAAAGGCTGGCTTCCATTTCATCACGACCACAGCCGAACCACCTCAACCAGCTTGCGATCTGGAACCCGAGGCAGCACCACCCGCGTGCCCATGGGTAACACCGGCCCCAGATCAGCAATCCCGGGATTTGCCTCGAGAACCAGCTCGACCAGACCCGCGCCTTCGCGCTCGTAGTGCTTCCAAACGATCCGGTCGACGGAATCGCCTTCTTTAGAAAGGTAAAAGGGATCGGAGCCCGCCATCATACCGCCTCAATCTGATTGTGAAATCTTGACGCAGCGGCCGCCCGCCGCGCTCGAAAATGCGCTGGCCCTCGGTGATTCCCTCCACGACCCACGCGCCCAGAACCCGACCGCCCATCGAGAGCAGCGGCAAAGGGAACCCGAGCGACGCCTGCGCGCGCATTCGGGTCAGCTGATTGAGCCCGCCTTTGTGATGGGGATAGATCACGCCAGACAGCTCGAGCGTTTCGCCCGGAGTGCCGGTGAACTGCAGCGCGTCGTTTGTCCCGACGCGCTGTTGCGCCGCCCAGCGATACTCGGCCTCCCGGCGCAGCTCCTGATAAGCCGCCGTCGAGACGGAGAACTGGTAGAACCCCAGCTGCAGCATCGGCTCACTCATGCCAGACCCCCATATTGACCATAGCCGCGCGCGCCGTCGAACAGCGACCCACCGGCCGCCTTGCGCATGCGCCGCTCCAACTCGTCCAAGATCGCCTGCGCAGACATGCCCGCCGCGTTAATCTGGATATGGTTTGTGACCGGACCGGACCCGACGCCACCCGAGCCGCCGCCAGCCGACAGCGCGCCAGACGCGCGCGCGATGTTTTCACGCGCGGCCGACGCCAGCGAGGCGATGCGCTCGGTTTGTCGATTTGTGGCGATGAAGCCGGACCGCGTCGCGAACTGCAGCTCCCGGCCCTGCTCCCCGGTAACCAGCGGCCCCGGCCTGAAAATGCCCCCGGTGGCACGATTTTGCGGCCGGTGCAGCGGATGCCCAGCAGGATAGGGATTGCTATCGGACCCCGGCGCATTCGGATTACCGCCCAGACCGATGGCATCCAGACCACCGGCCGCCTTGCCTTGAACCCATTTCAGCGCGTCGACCACCGGCCTGATCTTTTCCAGAACCCACTCGAACCGCGCGCCGATCCAATCGAGGACAACGCTAAGCGCATCCTTGACGCCCTGCCACGCGGCCGAGATGGCCGAGACATTCACCAGCGTGTCGATGGTCTCGCCAACCCACGCGCGCGCGGCATCGAAAGCGACCTTCACCCCGTCCCACATTTTCACGAAAAACGACTTGATCGGACCCCAAAACGTGTAGATCAGCGCCGCGCTGCCAGCGATGGCCGCGACCGCAAGACCGATGGGATTTGCCGCCAACGCCAGACCGATCGATCCTATGCCCGAGGCGACAACCGGCAGCGCCGGGACCAGAGCCCACATGGCAAGCCCGAGCTTGCCGACGCTGAGAGCAAAGGCACCAATCGACAGAATAGCCTTGGACGCCATGACCGCACCGATGATCATCCCCAGGTTTTCCCAGCCGCCCACCATGGCCGCGACACCGGACACAACATTGCCCACCACGACCGAAACCTCGCCCAGACCTTGCAGCAGGGAGCCGATCACCGGGATCATGCGCTCGATGCTTTCCACGGTGGCCTTTGCAAAGGAGGCGACGTCCTCCTTATTGGTCTGCGCCCACTTCGTGAAGGTTTCCATGGCCCGCGTCACCACCGGGATGAACTCAGCGCCGATCACGTTCTTTAGACCCTTGACGGTCAATTGAGCATCGAGCAGCCGGTCCTGAAACACCTCCGCATCCCGCGCGGTCTGTTCCGACAGCACATAGCCGGTGGCACGCGCGTCCGCGCGCAGCTGCTCGAGCCCCGCGCTGCCGTCCTTCAGCATGTTGACCATGCCGATGCCGGACCGCGAAAACAGATCAGACGCCAGCGCCGCCCGCTCGGCCGGGTTTTCAACCTTCGCCATTTCGTCCGCAATCCGCGACAGAGCGTCCTCGGGTTTCAGCGCCAGCAGATCGCCGACATTCAAACCCAGCTGCTTGATCGCATCGGCAGTAGGGCCAGTGCCGGCCTTGGCCTCGCCCAGACGTTTGACGAATGCCACCATAGAGGAATCGAACGCAGCGATAGGAACACCAGACCGCTCGGCCGCGTAGCGCAGCTCTTGAAACGCCTCGATACCAATGCCCAGCTTGTCCGCGCTTTTCGCAACATCGTCACCGAGCGCAGCGGTCGAGGCGGCCAACCCGAAAACCGCAGTAGCAGCCGCGCCGACTGCAAAGGCAGCGGTCCGCGCAACCCGCGTGACCTCGCCGGTCATGCGCCGGAAATCTTGCCCAACCCGCTTTGACGCCGCCGCCGCGCGATTCCACGCCGCCTGCCTGCGCTTGAGCGTTTCCAGCTGCCGCCCCAATTGGGCATATTCACGGTCCAGCTCGGCGACGGATCGGCCCTGCCGTTCCAGCACCTTCCGCTGCTTCGACAGCTCCTTCTGCCGGTCGGTGACCGACTTGATCTCGTTCCCGACGCCCTCGAGCCCCGACTTCAGAATGCCGATGTTCTTTTTGACCGACCGCTCGATCACCGAGCCGATCTGGACCGTTGCGCTAAGTTTTTGATTTGCCATCGTCGGTCAGCCCCTCGATCCACCAGTTAAACCGAGACGCAGGCATGCCGAGAATTTCAGCGTGCCCCCAACCCGTATGCCGCGCCAGAACAAGAACCCCCGCGCGAATGGTCTCTGGCGCAAGCCTCAAGCGTAAAAAAAACCGAGCGCCTCCTGCAGCCGCAGGAAATCGCGCATCTTCACGCCGCGCAATTCCTCCGGAGCCAGCTCGGCCAGATTGGCGATCAGCGCCACCTCCGCGTCCGCATTGGTGCCGATCTTTTGCGACGCCAGCTGGTCCTCGAGGGAAGGCTCACGGAGCGTGACCGAAAATGTCTTTGCACCCGCGACTTCGAAGCCCCGAGACAGCTCGACAGTCAAAGAGCCGTCGACCCCCTCGGTGATGTATGCCGGATAAATCGTCTTTTCCGTTTTTGCCACGACCCGACCCCTCACATGCCCAGCGCCGCGCGACGCGCAGCCAGCTGGTCAACGCCGTTGATGACCCGAACCATATTCGGCACATCGATCTGGTGCAGCTGCCGCCCGTCCAGCTCCTCGGCATAATAATCCAGACGGACCGTGATGGTCAGCGGTGCCATTTGGCCCGCGTTCCAAGTGCCCCGCTCGACCCGCGTGATCTTACCGCGCAGGCGGTGGATCGCGGCCTTGACCACGCCGTCATAGCTTTCGACAGCGCCGCGCGCGGTGAAATTCACCACCCCGCCCTCAACGATGCCGAACAGCTGCAGGACGTCGAAGTCATACGCGGTCAGGACAAAGGACGCCTCGAGCGCCTCCATGCCCATATCAATCGCAACCGGGGCATCCATGCCGCCCGCCCGGAAGTCCTCGGTTTGCACCGCCAAGGTGGGCGCGGTGTACTCGCTGACGTTCCCGGCATAGCCACGACCGTCCACGAACAGATTAAAGTTTTTCAGGATATCGCGCATAGCCATCAGGAAAGAGCCTCCGAAATATAGGTATCCACCAAGTGAGAGCGGAAGGTGATGTGTTCCGCAGGATAGGGCGGAGTGAACTCCAAATTAAAGTAGACCTTGCCCTGCGTGATATTCGCCGCGGTATTCAGGTCCATGTCCGGGAAGCAGCGACCGCCCAGCAGAGCGCCCAGCTCGACCAAGGTGGCAATATAGCCATTCACCCCGTCCGCGACGTCCTCGAGATAGGTTTTCGTGATATTCCGGTCGACGGCCCACATATGCGCGCGCTGCAGACTTTCGTGCAGGATATCGGCCGTTCGCCGGACCGAGATGAACTGCCACTTCGGGTCAGCGGTAGGCACCCGATTGCCCCAGAGGCGGAACCCGTCCTGCCGGATGATGGTGGCGACGTTGTTCTCGTTCAGCAGGTTTGCGCGCGAGGCAGTATCGCCCAGCTTGAAATCGACAGGACGCGTCGTCCCGACGATCCCGAAAATCCCCTTGTTGGAAGGCGAGTGCCAGAAACCCCGGTCGTTGTCGGTCCGCGCGATCACCCCGGCAACCCGGCCCGAGGATGGCTGATCGACCAGCACACCCGCGCCGTTCAAGACCTTCACCCACGGATCGACCACATAGACCCGGCCAGAGGTGCCCCAGTCCTCGGTGTAGATTTGCGCGTCCGCGTCGTTCGTATTGGGACCATCCGCGACGATCACCGCACGCAGGCGCGAGGCGATACCTTCCAGCTCGGCCACAACCGGGTTTGCGAATTCATCCAGACGCTGGTGCGTCCAACCCGGAGCGCAGAGGATGCGAGGCGCAAAGCCCACGACCGATTCCGCCGCCGCCAGAGCATGCACGCCCTCATAATCGCCGGTCAAACCGTCGACGCCGCCAACCATATTTGCCAGCGTTTCCGCCTCGTCCAGACCTTCATCGACCCGCACCACGATGACCACGGCACCGATCTGGTCCAAGATGCCATCGAGCGCCCCCGGCAGCGTGCCCAGACCATCGCCCGCGATATCCAACTTGGCCGCCTCGACGCGACTGCCCGCGATCAGCACCGGAGTGTTAAAAGGAAACGCCTCCGGGTCCGCATCGGGCGCAGTGCCCACGATCCCAATCACACCCGAGCGCACCGTCCGGATGGGACGCGCGCCGGAATCGACCTCGAGAATTTCAACACCGTGAAGAAACTGCATATTAAATCCGCCTCGCTGGTTCAGCCATTTGACGGATCATCGCCAGACAGGCGCGCGGTTTCCTCTGGCGGTTTTCCCGATCAGCCAAAGCGCCATAGCGCGACCGCGACGAACATGGCCAGCCGCCGGAACCGATCAACGCCGTCCGCGCGCAGCGCTTCATGGAATTCACCGGCCGCAGAAACCCGCGACCAACCGGCCGCCAGCATTTCATCATGCAGCGCGGCCGATTTGAGATACCGCTGGTCGTGCGGATCAAAGAACCAGCGCAGACCGCGCGGGACCGACAGATCGAACACCACACCGGCAGGGATCACAAACTCCAAGCCGGACCCGGCATGCCCCACCGACCAGACCAACGGCTCTAGCGAACGGTACCGGATGCCCGACACATGAACCGCCCAGCGCGTCGATCTGGTGTAGGCACTCACCCCAAGCCCATCTGCGCGGCCATCGCCTCGGCCTGCGTCCGCGCCGCATCGAAGATCGCCTGATACTCGAAAGGATCAGACGCCTCCTGCAGCGCACGGTCGGTCGCGAGAAACAGCTTGTTCGTTTCATCCGCGATGGCGCGGAACTGGTCGGCCTTTTGCACGATGATCGCAGCATGCACCTCCGGAGAGCGATCCTTGGCCGCGCCCTCGTCGGTGACGAGCCGCAGCTGATCCGCCGACGCATCCCCGGCCAGAACAGCCCGCGCCGCCGCCTCTTCGATCAACCACCGCTGCCGCACCGCCTCGGGATAGGTGCCTATGACCTTTTCGGTCAGCGCATCGATCCACCGAACCACCGCACGCAGCGCCTGATCGTAGTTTTCGTAGGCCGGTCGGGCAGGACGATCCTCCAGAACCGGAAAGCCGCTTCCGTCAGAGGCGATGACTTGCCCGGAAGATTGGCCAGCCAGCAACTCCGCATGACGATCCAGAGATATCTCGACCGCATCAGGCGGAAGATTTGCCCCGCTTATTGCCGGATCAAAAAACCCATTATGCTGCGCAGAATAAAACATGGAATTCCCCTTTAATAGCCGAACGCCCAAAACCGAAATGAATTCGCCCCACCAGTTACATCCGATGGCGTGACGATCCCAATGGTCGAGTTGCTTTCAAAAAACCCAGCGGCAACAAAAGTCTCCGAAACCGTTACCGTGCCGGAAGATCGCAGCACGGCCAAAGCCCGACCCGCACTAGGGAAAGAAACCGGGAGGCTCACAAGCGTCACTGCGGCCGGGTTGCAGCTTTGGCTACCCCACTGCAAAATACCACCGCCCGGAAATCTTTGATAACCAACGCCTCCAGCATTTTTCCCAAAACCGGCCGAGAATGGCAGCTGCGCTGAGCCGCCAGTCACTGCCCAGCCGCCCGCCCGAGCCGATAACGTCAAGGTTTCACCGTAACCAATTTCCATCGAGTTTTGAGTGTCCAGACCCGGATAGAGCACCTCGGACCCTTGCCGCGCCACAGTCAAAATGCGCGACGAGCCTGCAATGTTTACAAAACTAATCGTCGCCCCACCCGACACCGCCGATGCCAGCGGCAGCGTCACGGTCGTATGAGCCGTGCCATTGAAGCTCTGCACGGTACCGCAGTCCGCAGCGGTCAGCGTTTTTGCAGAACCGAACCCAACCACACCGCTCATATTGCCAAGCGCGCGCTGCACAAACGCGGTCGTTGCCAGCGCGGTGGTGTCGTCAAATTGCGCAGGCGTGTTACCCAAGATCGAGGCAGCGTTGCCGGAATGCAAAAACTCGCGCCAGCTGGACCAAGCCCCAGCGGTCAACCGCCGGGACCAAACCCGATCAGAGGTGATCCGGCTTGCAATCTGCGTGGCCTGATCTTCGCTGCTTTGGATATGCCAAAGCGTAAACGGAACACCCGGCTCCGGTGCGCCAGTAGCACTCAGACCCTGATACAGTCCGGTTTTTCCAACAGTATTAAAATCAGAGACAACAGGCGCAACCAAAGCCCCGACGCCCGCATCATCTAAAACCTTTTTTAGAAACGCGGTCCGCTTTGCCAGCTGCAGCGCCGGAATGTTGGTCAGACCAGCCCCGGTCGATTCATTGGGCGGCCCGCCCAGAACCGGGTCCGATTCCTCGATTTGATAAACGCCCGCGATCCATTCGGCGATTTCTGGAAGTGTTGCCATTATGCAGCCCCATAGTTGAAAGCGCCATTATAGGCGATTGCGTTGTCGTGAAGATTTGCGACCAAGGTGAAATCAAGAGCCTTGAGATGCGACCGAAGCGGAGCGATATCCGCGAGGATCGAGCGCACCAGCGCCGCCTGCTCATTGGAAATTGGACGGGTCAGAACGATCCGGTACTCGGCCCAATGGTCAGCAGCGGCATACATCACCGCCCCATCGTGCAGGAGCGCACCATCGTAAAGCCCCGGCGCGTAGTTTTCGATGACCGTCGCATCACCATACCCGGCCGAGAGCAAAGCCCCGACAACCGCCGCCTTCGTGCCCTTGCGCTGATGAATGCGCACCGACTGGCGGATGACCTCACGCTTGACGCCCTCGGACCAGCCCGGATCCCAATCGCCGACAGACAAACCCCACGCCAGCCAGCCCAAAAGGTGCGCGGGACAGGTATCAGCGTCCCAAAGGGACCGGATCGGAAGCGGCACGGCCCCGACGCGCGCGGTCGCCTGCTCCAGCGCCAGCTCCCCGGCCACCGCGTTATGCGGCAAGAGCGTTGCGACATCAGACATCAACACCACCATCCGTGACAAGGATCGAGCTGACCCGCGACGCCTCGAGGGGCGAGATCACAAGATTCGCAGACGGGGAAACCAGATCGACACGCATGACCCCCGGCTGATGCAGCGCGGCATAAACCCCGGACAAGGTGACGTCCCGGCTCAATCGCCGCTGCGCCTCCGCATATTCCGCGACCGCTGCCTCCGCCCGCGCCAAAACCACCGCGCGATCCGGACCATCGTAGAAATACAAGGTCGCCTCAATCGCGTAGTCAACGATCACCGCAGACGCGACCGTGATCGTGTCGGACAGCGGCCGAATGTCGTCGGCATTCAAAGCCGCCGCGACCGCGTTTAAGGTTTCCGTAGGAGCGGAGCCATCGCCCGAGCGAGACAAGACCGTGATCAGGATTTGACCCGGCTCTGGGCTGGTCGCGCTGACGTCCAGAACATCGCCCGACGCCGATAGCGCATGAAAGATATACGCCCCGCGCGGCCCAGCGGTGCTGAACCCCTCGAGCGACAGCTGGATGCGCCGCCGAAAATCAGCATCGCCCTCGATGGTCGGAGGGACAGGCGGCAGCGACAGCGGATCGCCCGGATCCAGAACCAGCCGCTGCAGACCGAACAGCGCGCCCAGATTGTCCAGATCGGCACCAGCCGCGTAGGCCAGCATCACGGCCCGACCCGCATCATTCACACGCTGCCGCAGCAACAGCTCACGATAGGCAGCGACCTGCAAGATTTTATAGGCAGGATCGCTCTCGACCAGCGCCGAATACTCTGGCGCACGCGCCATCAGATCGGCCAGCATGTCCGAAAAGATCGCCTCGAAATCCAGAGCCTCGACCACGTCCGGCGCAGGCACCTGAGACAGATCAACTCCAGTAAAACCGCCCGCCATTATGCCACCTCGACCCCGTCAATTGTCACGCCCTCGCCGGTTGGCGTGTAGCGGCCCGAAATGGTCAGCAGCACGCGTCCGGACTTGTCGGTTTCCGAGCTGACCTGCTCCACGTCGATCCGAGGCTCCCACTTTGCCAGCGCCTCGGCCGTCGCGGCATACAGATCCAGCAGCCCGGAAGGATTCATCGGAGCGTCAACCAGCTCATAGAGCCGCGACCCATACTCGCGCCGCATCACGCGCGTGCCGATAGGCGTCGTCAGGATATCCCGAACAGACTGCCGAAGGTGATCGATCCCACCCAGAGCCGCGCCAGTATTTGCATTGATGCCAATCATGGCCGGATCATCACCGACCGACCGCGCCGCTTCCTCTGGCGGTTTTCCGCAGAGCGCCCATCATTCCGGCCCGCCGGTGTTGGAGCCGCCAGAAACAATGCCCGAATGCACGTGATCGTCGCCGGTGTTCGTGCCGTTGTGGTCAATCGCGCCGCCCGAGACAGACAAGCCCCCGGCAGAGACGGTCACAGAGACGCCCCCTACGGCCAGCACAATGCTATCGGCACCAATCGACAGGCGCGACTGCCCGACATACACCTCGACGGCCCCAGCGGCCCCGGATGGAGCCGGATAGGACGACTGGAAGGCAGAGCCGAGGATCACGCCCTGCGCGGTGTCGCCGCTTTCAGCCAAAACCCAAACCTGCTCACCGACCGAAGGTGGAGCCCAGACCCGCGCGGCACCGGCACGCATTGCCATAAACGGCAGCTCCGCGCTCTCGGTTTCGCCCCCAAACGACACCCGCGCCCGCGCGGTGCCCGGATCGACCGAGACAACGCGACCGATCCGGACCATGCCCGCGCCGCGCCGCTCCGCTTCCGCCGCCTGAAAGCTCATGGCTGCGGCACAATCTGAACGTAGTCATCGACGTTGTCCGAACCGACATCCGGCGCGAAGCCGAGATAGACCGTCTCTGGCAGGATGCCCTCGCCCGCCCAGACCGACGCGCCCAGATGCACGATCTGCTCCCACTCGACCACCCAGACCTCGTACTGGTCCAGATCGGGATCAAACGGATCAGGACCGACCAGAGTGACGCGCGCAGGTTCGACCGGCTGCCCCCAGCGATTGAGGTGAACCAGCGCCGCCAGCTGCGCCGCGCCCTTGCGCACCTGACGCAACACATTTGCGGTGCGGAAACCCAAGATCAGCCGCGCGCGCCACCGCGTCACGACCGCCAGCTGCTCGGTGCCCGGATCGGCATCCGGAGCGGCCTCCATGTCCTCCAGATCGATCAACACAGCAGGAAGATCGAGCGCGACCCGGTCCTCCGGATACGACTGCACCGACGCGACGGTAGGCATGCCCGAGGCAACCGCCGCAATGATCGCATCATGCAGCGCGTCCAGATCAATCTCAGAATCAACGCCCAAAGTGACACCCCCAAATTAAAGGATCGCGACCACGCCGATCACGATCAAAGCGATCACCGCGATGGCGACCAGAATTAGAACAAGCCAGCTTTTCGCCATGTGATTGTCAGCCATTCACTCCACCCCATAGATTGTGCGCGCCCGGATTTCAGCGCGGAAGTTTCGGAAAAACACCTCTTCGATTTCGTCAAAGACCTCGTCCTCGACCAGCCGCAGCCCCTCGTCGGAGACATCAAGCCGCGCCTCGGCGATGGCCGCCCGCGCGCGACCCGTCCGGACCATGATCGTGCGCTGCCCCTTGCGATTCCGAGCGATGAAACCGCCCGCGACAGAGCGGCCCGCAATCGACGCGCCCAGACCAATGGCCCGCGCCGCGCCCTTGAAGGCACTCGCGCGCATGTCGTTTAGACCAAACCACATGCGAACGCCGCCCATGTCCGAGCCCGATCCCTTGCGGAATTTAAACCCCGCCATGCGCGACCGCAGCTCCGAGGCGGAACGCAGCCCGAGCCGCTCTCGCAGCTTCTTGCGCGCCTGCGTTTTCATGTTTGAGGCAGTCCGTCGCAGCGCGCGCGAATAGGCGAACGCGATCTGCTTGTCCGAGGCGTCGAACTCGGCCGCGACCTTCGCCATTTCCGAGCCATCAAACTCAAAATGCAGCACCGCCCGCCTCCTGCTTCACCAGCTCGAGTGTGGCCATGCCGGTGCCGTCCGGTTTCGCGCCAGACAGCGTGATGTAGGTGACGCCCTCGATCACAACCGTCTCGCCCCGCGCGACACCGGCCAAAGCCACCTCGGTGCAGAGCAGCCGAGGCTGGACGGTATCAAGCCGATACTCGCCCAGCTGCGCGTCCAGAAACGGCTCGTCAAAGATGCCGTTTATCAGCCGGACCGCGCCCGCCTTTGAGGTGATCTCGGCCACCACTGCAAACTCAGCGGTCTGCAGGAACACGTCGAGGTTTTCCCATGCAGGCGCAGGCACGGCTTAAGCTCCGGTGCCGTTCCCGGCATCTGGCGCGGCAGCTTTTGCGCCAGCCTTCGGCTCGGTTTTCCCGCCCGACTTTGCGCCAGCTTCATCGGCACCCTTCGCAAGCACCACCTTGCCCGCCTCGAGCAACGGCTTTGCAAAAGACTCGGGCAGCGTCAGCTGCGTCTTGGGTGTGCGGATTTTGCCCTCATGGACGAACGCCTTGGTGACAACGACTTTATGCGACTTTGTAGACATGGTTTTTCAGCTCCAGATTAAAAGAAAAACCCGGCCGCCCTAAAGCGACCGGGCGAGGTTTTCCCAAGGGAGGATGGGAAAGATTAAGCGCCGGTGTTCGCGCCGTAGCACATGGATTCGACGCGACGCAGGAGGATATCGACGTCCTGCATGGTGACAATCCGCAGGCGGCCCTTTTTGGAATTGGAATACGGATCGACCGTGATATCCAGACCGCCCCACATGCCGACGATCACGTCCGACCAATTGCCAAAGAACAAATCGCCAGAGACGATCTGGTTGGTGACCTCGGCCCCGTAACCGTTCACGGTATTGCCCTGCTCCCAGATGGGCGCACCATTCGAACCCGAAAACTTCTCGGTGGTTTTCAGCGCGCCGCGCATCCCCGAGCCCATGGCATAGCGCATGGAATTGACGTCCGCGTTATCGGCCGCAATCGCGCTCTCCATGGCCACGACCTCGGCATAGGTGGGAGCGCCGGTCTCCGCGAAATTAACCGCGTTCACACCAGAGTAGTTTTTGATCCCGAGGGGCTGAGAGCCGCCGGTACCATAGAAGCCCGCCGCGTCGATGGTCAGAGCGAGAGCCGATGCCAGATCCCGGCGCACCAGAGCCTCCATATCCATGGACGACTGCTTGAGCAGCTTGCGCGTGATTTCCGAGAACGCAGCAACAGTCTTGGGAGACATGGACAACTGGCCCAGCTCCAGACCGTCCTCGGTCGCGTCCGCGTCCTCACCGATCCAGTAGCCGGAAGCACCCGACGCCTGCAGCGGAATATCCACGTTGCCGACCAGACCCGCGAGAGGCGTCGCCAGACGCATCAGCAGCGCGCGATTGCGCAGCATGTCGATAAACGACTGCGAGAGCAGCTCGGTGGCGATGGCGTTGCCGCCGGTGTCGCCGGGGTTTGTGCCGGTCACGCTGCTGTTGATCGCACGGGTCAGAACTTCCGGAGGCACCATGATGCCCTCGGCCGAACGGCCCATCGCCTGCGCGGCAGCGTCCGACGCTTCGAATTCAAACGCAGCCGCCTCCTGCGCCCGACGATTGGTCGGATCGGACAGCGCACGGATTGCCCGCACAAAAGAGAACTGGTCCATTTCACGTTCGGTCAAACCGACATTGTGCTGGTCCGACAAGGGGGAGGCGCGACGATTGCCGTCGATGTGATCCAGCAGAGCGCGCTGGAATTCATCCGCGCCTTTGCCGTCCTTCACGAAGGAACGCGCCAGATCGTCAGCCCCGTACTTTTCGCCCATTTCCATGATGGCACGCACGCGCGCCCGCTCGGAATCGGACCCGGCAGCCTGACCTTGACGAGTGGCCTCGCCCGCCTTTTCAATCGTCTCAAGAACCTCGTGAATTTTGCCGTCGCCATCGACCATGGCCCGCACGAGATTGCCAGAGCCGTCCCGCAAAATCTTCTCTACTAACATCGATTCGCTCCTAGATTGCGACACAGCGGCACTCGCAGCGGCCGCCCCAACTGTTTCAGTATCGGCACCGGAACCCGCCTGTTCCTCTGGCGGATTTCCCGCGCCCAGATCGCGCCCCACCCCGACCGAGGGATCAGCAGCAACCGCGACGATAGACACCTCGAATGGCTCCCAATCGATCACGGTCACCAGATCGGCCTGCCCAGACCGCTCCTCGACCTCGATTTTGTGAACCATGTAGCCAACCGACACATGGCGACGGATGCCGTCCACCACGTCCCGAAAGACCTCTTCAGCCCGAGCGCCACGCCCGAACTTCACCACCGCGCGCCCGCGCAAGTCCGCGTCAATCTGCGCGGATTCGACCACGCCGACCTGATCGTCCCAATCATGGTTGACCAGAAGCGCCGCGCCGTTTTCCATCCGCGCCATGCGAACGTGATCCGGCGCATGCGAAAGCACCTCGATGCCGAACCATCGCTCAACCTCAATCTCCGAAGAAAACGCCAGCTCGACAGTGCGCGCGCCCTCGTCCACATTCCGCACCTCGGCGAGACGCGACAAACCGCGACGCCCTGAACCAGCGGTCGCGTTAATCTGCTCGGCCGTCACCGCGCGTGTCAGGGTCCGACCGACCAGATCAGCAGCGATACGAATGGCCAGACCAGATGCGTTTTTATCCGGCACTACCGCCGGTTTGTTTTGGTGGCTCATTTTGCCCCTCCGATTTTCCAAGCACGACGGTGTCAATAATTTCGTCCGGAATGCCCGCCGCGCGCATATCCGCAATATCCCGCGCGATATCGCGCCAGACCGTTTGAGGATCCTGACCGCGATCCCGGATGATCTGGGACGGCGACATCAGGAGATTGTTTTTTGCCAGCACGGCCGCCTTCACGTCCGCATTCGGATCGATCCAGTCCCAACGGCGAGGCTGCCATTTGACCTCGGAAAACTTGTCGATTTTGTTGGCAGGCAGCGCCTTGCCGCGCGACTTGATCAAACCCGCGACCAGCGACCGGCGCAGCCACACATTGAAAATCCCATCCAGCAGGCTCTCGACCACCCACTCCTGCAGATCCTTCCAGTGTTCGCGCTCGTCCAGCGTGCCCTGCCGGATCGAAGAATAATTCACGCCTTCCAGATCGCTGGCCAGATTGTTGTAGGCCACGCCCAGACCCGCCGCGATCCCGCGCAGCATGTGCTTGGAGAATTGCGCGAACTCGCCCGAGGGATAAGTGGGATTGTGCTCTTTGAACCGCGCGCCCGCAGGCAGCTCATGGTAAACCCCCGGCTCGCTTTCGATTTCCAGCTCAACCTGATTGCCCTCGGCATCCACCGCCTCGGGACCATAGCCCTCCTCCCATTCGAAAAAGCCGGTCTTGTTGGCACCCTCGCGCGCGTTGACCAGCGCCGAGGTTTCCAGCTCATTCAGCTGCTGCATGCGGAACAGCGCGGTGGACATCCAAGGCAAGCCGCGCTTTTGCCCGACCAGATCAGAGATGAAACCATGCACAATCTGATCGGCCGGCACTCGCACAAAGGACCGGCTGCCGACCGAATAGTCAGCCTCGGCCACCGACAAGGTCGAGAAGTAATAGGCGGTCGGCCGCCCCCAGGAATTAAACTCGATGCCATGGCGGATGAACCGGCCACCCGACAGCCGGTCCTCGTCCAGATCAACAGGACACCGCTGCGGATCGATCAGGCTGAGAGCAAAGCCCCACGGCCCCGCCTCCGGTCCCTGCACCATCCGCACAAAGAACTCGCCGTCGCGCGCGGCCGTGACAACCGCCGCCGCTTGGATTTGCCGGAAAGGCATCCGGCCAGTCATGTCGCAGTTTTTCGCCTTGCCCCATTCCAGCCAAGCCGCCTCGATGGCCGTGTTAGCCTCCATGTCCCGCGTGCCATCCGCATCCTTGGCCTGCGACTGCAGCTGGACGCCGCGCGGCCCGATGATGTTCTGACGGCACATACGCAGGAACGCCTTGGCGTGGTCGTTGTTCGCGGCCTGCTCTCGCGCCCGCGCGACCAGCACCCGCTGATTGCGCCGCACCACATCATCCGCCGTCAAAGGCGTCGAGGACCAAGACCCGGTCAAGCGATTGGTGGAAGCCGCATCGAAAAGACGCTGGCCGATCCGCGCCAGCCGACCCGGCCGCTTGCCCGCAGGCTTTGCCTCGCCACCATCGCCAACAGACGGCACCGCGCGCGTCTCCGATTTGCCGAATCCAAACCACGCCATCAGTTAAACCTCACCCGGTGAATGCGCCCGAACCCACCGCCCGACTTGAGAGCCAGAGCCGCGTTCACCTCCGAGCGATACCGATCCCGCAGCTTCAGCAGGTCCGCGATAGGCGTCCGCGACAGCGACCGATTGTTGATTGAATAGGATTCCTGATCGACCGACGCGCGCCCCTCGATCACCGCCTCGATGGCGGCCAGCACGCGCTGCGCATGCGACCGACCATCATACCCGGCAGGCGCAGACGCCATGTCCTGCGCGACCTTGGTCTCGCCGAATGCCAGCCTGACCACATCGGACCCGTCCGACGCCCGAACCTCGAACCAATAGGAGCCGACAACCCACGCGGCCGTGACCGACGCCGCCGCCTCAAAGGTGTGGGTTTCCAAAATGCCGGTCGCGACCAGATCGATCACACCCGGCCCCCGCATCAGCAGAGAAACCGTCCAATCAGCCGCTGGATATTCCGGCAGGACGAGAGGCACCCGGAAGGTGACGCCCGCAGAAATTAGAGATGGTATCAACACCGCCGCCCCGCGAATTAATCATTTTCGCGACCGGCCGCCCCCCTTTGGCCGCCAGACACGCCTGCCGCCACCATCGCCCCCGGCAGCCCGCGCATCCTCTGGCGGTTTTCCCGACACCAGATCGGCCTCGTCCGGATCGGACCCAGCCGGGTCCAACGGCACCGGCAGCAACCCTCGCACCAAACGCGGAATGTTGGGATTGACCAGCTTAAGCGCCGCATAGGCATAGACCCGGCAATCGAGCGCCTCGTTGCGATCCCGCGTCTTGTGCCATTCGCGCACGGCGAATCCGCGCGAGTGCCGCGTCCGCAGCGTCTCGGCCGTCGCCTGCGCAAACCACTCCGGTGCGCGCGAATCCGGCACATGGCAGAACCCCGGCCCCGGATCCTCGATGCCGAACCGGCGCGACACGATCAGCTTGGCCTCGTCCACCCCGACCGAAAACAGCTGCACCATCCGCGCGCGCCGGGACCGCACCCTAGTCGGAGCCGAGACGACAGGACGGCCCCAGCCGCCAACGCCCTTAATTGCAAACAGCCGCCGCCCGGTCCGACCGCGCGCATATTCATAGGCACTCTGGGTCAGACCTTCACCGCCCCCGGTGTCGAGACAGGCACCAGTGATCGACAGCTCCGCGCCCGAGGCATGCGTGAACGTCTCGCCCAGCAGCTCGTCCAGCTCGGCCCAGACGTCCGGGCGCAGCGGATCGCCATAAAGCACCCGGTAATCGACCGACCAGCTCTCCTCACCAAGACCCCAGCCGACCACCTCAACCTCAAGGCGATCCATCTGCATGTCGATACCGGCCGTCAAAACACCGACGCCCAGCGGAACACGCGCATCGAACGGATGCGCGCGCCGGACCAGATCGGACACCTCGACCTGATCGCCCTCCTCCTCCCAAGTTTCCGCCAGCGACACGTTCACGAAGGTCTGCATGTCGTTCGCCGCCTTCTTTTCCAGAAACGAGGCGACCACGTCCTGCAAGCGACGGAAGCACGAATACAGCTCATTGAGATGGAACGAAGCATGGCCGCGAAACGGCCGCTCGGCGATCCACCCGGCACCCTGCGCCTCGGCCGAGCGGATGGCCCCGATCCGGTCGCCATCCGTCCAGACAACCCCGCATCCGTCGCAGACATAACCAGCCGTTTCCGGGCGATGCGCGCCCGCCTCGTCCTTGTCCCAAGTCACCTGCCCCCAGCGCAAGTGCTGCAGCTTGCCGCAATGAGGACAAAGCACATGGAACCGTCGCCCATCGCCCGCGTCATACGCGCCCTCGATGTAGGAAATCCCCTTCACGGTAGGCGTCGAGATTTCCAGCAAAAGCCGCTGATCGCCAAAGGTCGCGGCACGCTGCCAGAGCAGCGACACCGGATGCCCCTCCTGCGTCCGGTCATACCCGTCCGTCTCGTCGCAGACGATGAACGGAGCCGAGCGCCCGCGCATGGTTTTAGGAGAGCCGGACCAGCTGAACATCAGAAAGCCGCCGGGGTAGGATTTCATAGACTGATTATTGACGCCGTCGCGGCCGCGCGGTTTTGCCAGACGCGCCTGCAGCGCCTCGTTCGCATCGACCATCGGGTTAAACTTGGTTTCAAGCCAAGTATGCAGATCGCCCTGCGAAGGCTGCATCATAATCTGGCTCATTGGGTTTTCAGCGATCCGGAACGCCTGCGCGCAGAGCGCCACCATCGTTTTACCAACCTGCGCGCCCCACATCAGCGTGATCCGCGACACCTCCGGGTCCATGGTCAGGTCCAGAGGCAGCCGCTGATATGGCGCATTTTCAAACCGGATCAGACCGGGAATCGCATTCCCGACCGGGATATAGATCGAGCGCTCCGCCCAGACCGAAGGCGCGACGTCCGGTGGAGGCGCGAAGGTGGCCAGCGCCAGCGCCGCGACCCGCCGCGTGACCGCGCCAAAGACGACCGGCTCACTCATTGCCAAACAGCGCGTCCACGTCCGCAGACGCGGCAGCGGTCATGGCCAGAGCGATCTCGTCCCGAATAATCCGCTTCATTTGCACCTCGCTATCAACACCCACGATCCGCGACGCGATCCGCTGGGGAGTGTTACCGAGAAGATTCGCCCGCACTTCGCCCAAGATCAGCTGCCACGCGCGCTTGACCTCGGCAGCGTCGATGGCATCCCCACGCCGCCGCGCCGCCTCCATCTCGGCGATATCGGCCTGCGCCTTGGTCAGCCGCGCCTTTTCGACATGGTAGTCAGCGGAACCAGCAGGCTCGGTGTTGCCATGCGCCCGCGCTTGCAGGTACCGGATATACCCCTGCACCGCCGGACCCAGCTCATAGCGCCCGCGCTCCGCCTTCGGCACCACGCCGTCCTTCGCCAGCTGCTGGACCCGCCGCTCGGTAAGCATCAGCAGCTTTGCGATTGTCTTTGCCGGATAGGTGGGATTGCCCGCGCCGCTCATGCACCGGGATCCCAATCATCCCCAAGCAAGAGCGGATCGTCAAACAGCGCGTCCGGATCGGACCCGGCACCTTTAACCGTCCGCGCCTTCGGCTCGACAGGAGGCAGATCGAGGAACCGATCATAGACGGCCTGAATGATCGCCTGATTATCCCGCGTGCGCCCGCTTTCATCCCAGAGCGCGTCGAACCATTCGATGAAGAACGCGCCGATCCCGGCCCCCACGTCGATATCGAACTGCTCCGTCCGCAGGTTTTTATTCAGGTTCATAGACGAGCGCATGACGCCGGTACCGCGCTCCCCCTCCACGATCACGACCTTTGCGTGAACCGACAGACACCGGAACGCATCCACGCCCAGAACAGCGATCAAGGGACCGGCGAACTTTGGCGACTTTTCAAAAGTGCCGCGGTCGAGCAAAACCCGCACATCCGAGATACGGCCATCCAGTTTGATCTCGCGCGCCCGGTGCACATCGTAGACGCCGGTCGTCCAGGTCGAGATGCGAACCCGAGACAAGCCCAGCTCGTTGACCATGTGCTCCATGGCATCGATGGAGGAAAACTGACCGGCGGTCAGGCCAGTGACAGCGACGCCCTCGGACAGCGGCCCAATGGTTTCAGCAGCGGTGCCGGTGCGATGCGCGACAAACCGCGTCTTTCGAGAGGCGGTCCGGAGCGCACGAGGCGGTCCCTTCTTCGGCTTTGGGTTATCAGCGACCACGGCAAGCCCACCAGACAAAGGCGCGACGCACCAGATACGAACGCGCCAGCGACAGCACAGAGTAGATCAGCCCGATCAACGCGTGCTGGCCGAGGCTTGCGGAAAACCCGAACAGCGGCAAAACGATCAGATTGGCCGCGACCGCGACCACGTAGCCGACCGCGAGATTGATAGCCGCCTCCACGAATGAACCACCCCGGCTCTGCACTAGACATCCTCCACGACTTTCTGCCGCTCGAATTCCACCGCGTCGAAGTAATCGCCCGAGCCCTCGAGTTTGGCCTTTTTGCCAGAGAACTCCTGCCAGCGCCGCACGATCACGTCGCAATAGCGCGGATCGAACTCCATCAGCCGCGCGCGACGGCCGATCTTTTGGCAGGCGATCAGCGTGGTACCGGACCCACCGAACAGATCCAGCACCGCATCCCCGCGCCTGCTGCTATTTTTGAGCATGCCCAAGACCAGCAGAACCGGCTTCATGGTGGGGTGTTCCGCCGATTTTTTCGGCTTTTCCGCCCGGATCACGGACCCGACCAGCTCCTCAACATGCAGATCGGCCCCCGAGATGCGCAGGATGGTCTCGCCTGCGTCGATCTGGACGGCACCGCCGCCGCTTTCCACCACGAACGGAACGTCCTCGGCCTCGACCACGGTGGTGTTCTTGCGGCCGCCATACCACGAATGCGCAGCGCCCTCCTTCCAGCCATAGAGGATCGGCTCGTGCCGCCATTGGTAATCGGACCGGCCCAACACCAGCGCAGGCTTCACCCAGATCAGGCAGCCCGACAGCTTGAACCCCGCCTCGAGGAAAGCGCCCCGGAAATTGAACCCCTCGGTGTCCGCATGCGCGACATAGATCGGAGCCCCAGCCCGCATGACCGCAAACGCACCCACGAAGGCATCCACGAAGGCATCCCGGAGGAACTCGCGAAACGCCGCATCGCCCATGTGGTCGTTTTCAATTTTCCCGGCCTTGGACTCGTAATTCACGTTGTAAGGGGGATCGGTCCAGCAGCAATCAACCGGATCGGACCCGCAGAGCCGCTCGACATCAGACAGCGACGTCGAATCCCCGCACATCACCCGATGATCGCCCAGAACCCAAACATCACCACGCTGCGAGACGAACTGCCCAGAGGAACCCGGCACCGCGTCGTCGTCGGTCAGCCCCTCCTCTTCCAGATTTTCCTCGTCCAGAAACAGCGCGTCGATTTCATCGCGATTAAAGCCGGTCAGCGCCAGATCGAACCCCGCGTCGCGCAGCTCCCCAAGGTCCAGCTTCAGCAGCTCCTCGTCCCACCCGGCATTGAGCGCGATCTTGTTGTCCGCAAGGACATAGGCGCGACGGTCCTCCTCAGACAGATGGCCCAGACGGAAGCAAGGCACCTCGGCCATGCCCAGCTGCCGCGCCGCCATGACCCGGCCATGGCCCGCGATGATATCGTTATCGGCCCCGACCAGAACCGGATTGGTGAACCCAAAATGCGAAATGGACGCCGCGATCTGCCCGATCTGCTCTTCGGAATGCGTGCGCGCGTTCCGAGCATACGGGACCAGCGCCTCGAGAGGCAGGAACTCCAATGCCAGCGCACGATCCTGATTTTTCAGAGGCTTAGCCATGGACCCACCTTTGCGAAACGAAATCGCTTTTTCGGGGCACGCACAAATAAATTTTCGCGAGTAAACAC